CACACATAAGCCCTTTTGGCTTACGAACCAACAAAGATAATTATCTTCTCGGTAATGTTCAAAACAAATTTAAATCTCATTGTTTTCGTCATAGATTACAGCGCATTTAGCAGCTATTTCATCTCGGCAAAACATTTCTGAAACTTTTTCACTTTCACTTTCATCATCAGTGGTGAAACTTTCGTCATCACTTTCTTCTAGTCAGCTTAACGTGAGCCACTTCGTTCGCGGCCCTCTGACAATCAAGCATATCTCGATGATACAACTAAAAGTTCCCTTCTTCTCGAAAACCAATTGAAAAGTTGGTAAATCTGAAGGAGTCGGTCTAATCTGCCTAGACCATAATCCAGGCGGAATCAAATTCACCTCAACTGCATTTCCATAAGTACGAGCATTAGCTCTGAAACGATGCCCCTCCTTAGTCAAGGATAGAGGTCCCACTTTCTTCGTACTGGAACTCTCAACTATACCAATTGCAATGCTGTTATCAGCAGCAGCCGTTTGGTAACTAACAGTCAAACTGTGAAGATCCACTCTTGAACACCCTTCAAGGTGTTCTGAGACTAATTCAGCAATAGTATGCGTAAAACTTTTGTCTCCATCAGTCATTTCAATAATAACTCGATCTGTGAAAGATTCTCCCAGAGCAGGGAGAGTCGGAAATTTAGCAGGTTGTATGTATTTTTCTGTATTTTGCTCGTCAGACATGATGTTAGATATCGCAACTTAGCAGTGTATGTTAAATCAAGCCAAAACGTAATGAGCCCAGAGATTAGACTCTGTGCGCGCATTTTCGTTCGTCACGAATGTTTGTAAACTTGTCTCAACTTGTTGCAATGTGATATTTTCGAGTATGAACTTCTCAGCCTCTCTAACTTGCTCGGATACAATATCCAAACTCGCTAGACTGACTCTAGTCCAATCTACTCTTTTCCTAACTCCGGTCTTTCTGAGGTTAAACATCATCCAAGTCATTGCATTGTGGCATTGAGCCTCGAAATCGTCCAAAACAGAAAATAACCATTCTTTTTTAACGTAATTCATCGCCCATAATAAATGATAACCATCGACAGCATCTTCACCTTCACCGCTAGCCAATTTAACACACCAGCGTTTGAAAAGTAATATAGGATTTTTGTAGACTATCAGTTCTCTCCCAACAGACTTCCACGAAAATGAACAGAAACTACCTGTACTTGACAAAAACTCCTTGTCTATACAAGGATCGGTGTTTTTGAAAGGTAAATATCTGTTACTCAAAGGCAAGCCAGAAGAGCGGACAGTATCGTCACCGCCACTCAACATAGGCCAACCTCTCGGTAAGTCATATCGGAAACTCTCCCTAGCAGCACAAGTAAATGTGTTACGTAGGAAAGT